AGAGATTGCAGAAGGAAACCAAATATTATTAAATAGAAATGAAAAAGTTACGCCTGATTTTTTAGAATATACAAAAGGAGAAGGAAAGCTATTTAATTCTGTTTACTTTTCAAAAAATGGAATTGAATTCCGAGTTTCTAACCATGAATTGCCAAATAGAGACTTTATGATGACCGATAGAACTGATTTGCCAAAATATTACAAAAACAACATTGAGGTAATTGTTGTGAATGGTGAGATAATAAAAACTAAACTTAATTTTAATGCTTAAAAACAAATAATCATGGAAAGTAAAGAAATATTAAAACAAATAATCCAGATAACCGGATTAACGCAAAGAGAGTTCGCAAAACAAATAAAAACTACTGAGTTTCAAGTTTCGCATTGGCTTTCAGGATATAGAACTATCAGAGAAAATAGGCTTAACGAAATTTTAACACAATTTAATTTAAAAATAAACTTCGAAATACTTGCACGTTAAGTTATAATAACTTATCTTTAAATCATAATAATAACCATTAAAAATTAAAATTATGTACAAAGATTCATTTTTATTATTCGAAAAGTTAATGCAAAACCATTTAATAATCCAATCGATTAAAATTAAAAAGAAAGGATTTTCAGTTAGATGGACAGATGGAGGTAAAACAAAGTACCAATTTGACGAAGTTCATTATTTCTTAGAACTTTACGAAGATCAGGAGGAACAATTAAAAAAGTAAAACAAAAAAAACAAAGGCGGGTGAAAATCCCGCTTTAAAATAGAATTATGGAAACAAAATACACAAAACAGCAAATTGAACAATTAAACAAAATGAATCGTGGTGCTTTTGTACATGTAAAACAGCATTGGTTTGATGCTTTTTACGACTACATCGGAAACTTTATCCACAATGGAAAATCAATTGCTCCGGTTGAATTAAAAAGATTTAGATAATGCCATTCAGTAAACCCCCAGGCGTTCCGTGTCCGCCAAATAATCCGCATTGTCATGGATTACCAGAAGCCGTTTCAATTCAAAGTGATCTGCTTACTATTATTTTAGTAGTTGCGATATTTTTTTATGTGTTGTGGATATTTAGAAAAAAAAAGTATTATGATTGAAAGAACAACACCTGAAATTATAAAAACAATAAGCGAAAATGAAGTTTTTGTTTTTGGTTCAAACTTATCAGGAAGGCATGGAAAAGGAGCGGCTAAAACCGCACTTGGTTGGGGTGCGAAATACGGTCAGGCATCGGGAATGCAAGGTAAAACTTATGGAATACCAACAAAAGATGCAAGTATAAGAAGAACATTGCCAATAGAAGAAATAAAGCCTTTTGTAGATGATTTTATTGAATATGCGAAATATCATTCAGAAAATATCTTTTACGTCACAGAAATAGGGTGTGGACTTGCTGGATTAAAACCAAAAGAAGTTGCGCCACTATTTAAAGAAGCTGTAAATGTAGATAATATTCATCTTCCTGCTCGTTTTTGGCACAAGTTGAGCAATCTCACATAACGTTCTGTCGCTTGTAGCAGGACGTTGAGTCAAGACCAATCATACAAGCAAAAAACAATTTATAAATTAAACCTGACCACTCAAACACAAGACAATGCAGTCTTCCTACAAACGACTGTTATTGTTAGTGTGGTTTTTTAAACAAAATATTATTATGGATGCAGTTGCAAAATTATCAAAATACGGAACGGTAAGAACTTGTAAAATAGTAAATAACAGTGTTGTTACAATTGTAGTAACAGATGGTTTTTCTCAAAAATCAGAACATACATTAGGATTTATGAAAGATTGTGTCGCTTTATTTCCCGATTTTCCCTCAATGGAAACTTGTATAACGGAAGATGGTTTAGCGATTATGGTTTTAAAAAAAACGTCTTGAAAAAACGGAATCGTAACATTAACCATAACGTTTTGCAACTACACGTCTGTTGCGTAAAAACACAAAACCATCTTTCAGTTTAACACGGATTTGAAAGGTACAAAACCAAAATTAAATTAATCACAATGCAGCAATAGCGTGTAATTGCTGTTATAAGTAGCTTTTATTATGCCTAAAACAGTATTTTCAAAACGAGAAGATTTTATTTGCGGGAAAGTTGATGATTTAGTAATTGATATTAAAATACTCAACATTACAGATGAATTAAAAGAATATTTAATAACAAAAATCTATGACATTCAACACGATGCACAAAGAATGGAAAATAAGTTAATTTTCATAAAACAAGAAGCAGAAGAATTTAAAGCCGAAATACGTCGTCTTAATTGCAATGTTCTGTAAAAGTTACTTATAACGTCCTGTGGCTTCACGCAGTTGCAGAGGTTCAAGACCCAAAAATAACAAATAATAACTAAACTTAAAATTAAGCCTTATGTCTAAAAATAAAAACCAAATCCCGCAATTGCTTGAAACCGCTGTTACCAGTAGTTACTTATTCAACCGGAACACGATAAAAGACAAAATTATTGAACCCGAATATTTTATGGGAGTTGATAGTTACGATAAAAAGATGAACGCTTATTGTCTAACAAGACGTGTCGATGGAATTACCGAAATATTACTATCAAAAGTAATTAAAGACGAAAACGCCTTTGAAAAAGAGGTTAAAAATTTAGCAGAATATTTTAATGCAAAAGTTTTTCGTAGTTCTGTCGGATAATTACTGGTAACGTTTCTCTACACGCTATAAAAGTATTACTTTTTCATGGGAAAGACTGTAAAATATACGAAAGTTAAAGTAATAAAAATTACAGAAACGCAACATAATACTTTAAAAAAATTAGATAGTTATCAGATAAACGTAGCAGATTTTATAAGAACAGCTATTCAGGAGAAAATTAGAAGGGATTATGAGTTTTTAATCCCTAAAGTTAAAAAATCAGATTGTCCTTTTTAGGTTAATCACTAACGAAACAAAAATAAATTATGGAAATAGATAAAATACAATCTTCGTCAAATGTTGAATTAAACATTACGTTAAAAATAACTGAATCAGAAGCAAGAGCATTAAAAGAATTTACCGATTTTGGAACTGAAACATTTTTAAAAGTGTTCTATGAAAAGTTAGGAAAGACAACTTTATCAAAACATGAATCAGGGGTTTACTCTTTATTTGAAACTATTAAAAAAGAGCTGCCAAAGCATTTAAGTAAAATAGATAAAATTCGTAAAATATTAGCCTCCGAAATAAAATAATCAAAAAAGCAACAACAATTTAACCAAGTAAAAAACAATGTTATGAAATTAATATCACTACGAGAATATGTTTTAAGATTCGATAAACCTATAGGGTTTTATGCCGATCAATTTGATTATTACGAAGGTCAATCTAACGCAATGAGTTATGTTATTTCATACACTAAATTCCTTTCACAAAAATTAGAGCTTTGGATGTTTATTCCCTACAAGTTTGTTGATGGTGTTTGGGTGTGTTTGGAAGAGCCAAATCATCATGGGAAATCAATAGAAACCATGCGTGAATTATTAAAAGAATACCAAGAAGCAAAAGACAGATGTATATTTACAGGGTTTGAAATAAATAAAGAATTTCCTAATCTTATAATGCATAAATCTGGATGGGGCTTGTCTAAAATAGATTTACACCTATGTACAATTGAAACTTATTCGCATAATGGTTATAATTTAGAACTAACCCCAACCGCACAAAAACTAATCGGATTATGAGTAAAGAAACAAAGACCCTAATAACATCGGCAACAATAGCAATATTAATTTTAATATATTTTGGATTATGATTAAAGATTTCAAAACCAAAAACGGGGACGGCAGATTAATTATACAAAAAATGATATTTGGTTTTGGATTTCGTTTAGATTTTCAATCAGCAACATTCGGAAGGATCAAGAAGTGGCAATTAGAAATTGATTTGCTTTGTATTCGTTTTTGGTGGATGCAATATTAACTTTGTGATGGTTTTTTGCTTTTTATGTTGGAAATGTGTAATTTTGGTAAATTGAATAATCAATACTTTTTTCAATAATGGAAGAAAATTCAGACGTAGACGGAAGAGGTGGAGCGAGACCAGGAGCCGGAAGAAAACCAAAGGCAGACGAAGAAAAAACGAATCAGATTTTCTTAACTATGATTAAAGAAGTTAAGAAAGTTGATACTGATGACGAGGCTAGAATAGAGCTTGCCAGAGAGCTGTTTTCTTTTGAGCGTGGTTGTATGTTTATTGCAGAACATGTATTTGGAAAACCAAAAGAAATTATTGAGCAGATAAATATTGATGCTAAATCAATTCCAATCGTTTTACCAGACGGCAAAAGCTATGAAGATTTAAAAAACGAATTACAACCCGAATAGATGGATTACGGAGTAACAGAGGTTTTTGTAAAACATGATTACTTTTCTTCATTAAGAATTAAGCTTGTCGAAAAAGTTAACGACAAGCTTTTTTTATATGAGGATAAAGGCGATAAATGTATTCTCGTTCGCGAAATAGAAACTACAAAAAAACTGTACCCGATCCAAAAAGGATTCTTTCTTTATGAATTGCCAGATAACTTCTTTTACTTCTATGAAGAAGGGCAATACTCTATTTTTAGATACAAATATATTAAGCATGTTGGAAGTTCTAGAAGCTCTAAATCGTGGAGCATCGAGGAAGCTATTTTAAGGGATTGCGAACAAACAGACAACACTAGGATAACTGTTTGGCGTGATACTCGTGAAAGTCTAGGTAACTCGGTATGGAAGGATTTTAAAAAGATATTTCCTTTATCTGGTCGTTCTTATAAATTCCCTAGAAATACAGTTCCAATATTCTTACCAAACGGGTCTGTTATTGAGCCACATGGAGATGATACAACAAATGCACACGGGGTTACGCAAGACAAGGCTTGGTTGAATGAACCTTATAAAATGACTAAGGAAACATTCGATCAAATCGATATGAGAGCCGAGCAGATAATCATTGATATAAATCCAACGGGTAAACACTGGGCAGAGCAATTAGACAAGCATCCAAGATGTAAAGTGATACATTCTACTTTTAAAGACAATCCATTTTGCCCTGTAGGTCAAAAGTTAAAGATTCTATCATATGATCCGGACAACCCGATTAACGTCTCAAACGGAACCGCAAACAGATACATGCACGATGTTTACGCTCTAGGTAAAAAAGCGGAGAAACCAAATAAAATATTCTTTAATTGGAAAACAATAAGCAACAGAGAATTTGAAGACTTGCCTTATCCTAGTTATTTTGGGTTAGATTTCGGACTTTCAGCACCTTCAGCATTGGTTGAAATGAAATTCGACGGAGATAGAACGTTTTTTCTTAAACAAAGAATGTATTGCCCTTTGAATAAAATTGAAGGCAGTTTGTCGGAAGAATTTGAAAGATTAGGTATATCTAAGCAAAAAGAAATTATTTGTGATAGCGGAAACGAAATAAATAAAAATGAAGGTGTAAAACTACGTAATGCAGGCTACAATGTAATTTTCGCACAAAAAGGTAGCGGTAGTATATCGTCAGGAATTGAAACTATTCAAAAAGCCCAGATTAGATACACTATAGAATCAGAAGATTTAGAAGATGAATACAATGATTACTCTTGGAAGATTTGGCAGGGCATTCAGATGGACGTTCCAGAAGATAATCAGAATGACCACCTTTTGGATGCTTCAAAATATGTGATAGTCTGGTATGTAAAAACACGAAGATTGTCGATATAATGATTTTTTTACTATATTTGCTTTAATATTGTGTAAAATTATGGGATCATTTAATTTTCTTGGTAGACGTTTTGCGGTGGAAAGAGACCGCAACGGAGTTTTTACCTATACTTTTATGCGAAATGATGGGTTTCAGCCTAATAAAAACTATCTTGAATGGTCGTTAGAAAACCCTGTTTTATTAGCGATTCTTGCATTAAGATGCTCTGTTTATTCTCAAATGAAGATTATTCATGTCGATTCACAAGGGAAAGAAGTAAAAAACAGTCCTTTCGTAAAACTATTAAAACAACCTAATTACTTTCAATCTCAAGAAGATTTTCTTTTTCAGGAAATGTGGTTTAAATCAGTCGACGGAACTTGTTTAACATACCAAGTAAAAGCGTTATCAGAAGTAAAAGCACTATACAACCTTATTCCTCAAAGTACTGATTACATTAAAACCAATAAACTAAAAAAGTTTATCACTACAAAAGCAGATTTTAAAGCATTTGGAGAGCAAACAATAAAATATACTTTAGATGGTCAAGAGCATAATTTTAAGATTGATGATTTAATTGCTTCTTACGATCTTGCAAACGGCTTAACGTGTGATTCTTTTATGCGTTCGCCAAGTAGGATAAAGGGAATTGAAAAAGTACTTTGCAATATTGACGAGAATACTAAGGCAAAAAATACCAATCTTAAAATGACTCAGAAATATCTTGTTGCTAATAAATCAACAGGTAACGAGGCACAGATACAAGAAGGAGATAGAAAAGATATTTTCGATAAAATCAGCCGTAAAGATGTATTGATTACGAATGCCAACATAAATGCAACTCACTTGGTTTCAGATATGAAACGTTTATATTTAGACGAACAATTTAGTTCTGATGCATTGACTTGTGTTTTAGCATTTGGAATGAGTAGAGACGTTTTAAATTACTTTGCCAATGGCGCCAGCACTTACGATAATGAAGAAAAGGCAATGCAAAACTATATTCAAAATATGGTACAGCCGGATGCAGATAAAAGAATGAATTCTTTCAATGCTCAATGGGGATTGATTGACAAAGGAGAGAAATTAATTGCTTCTTACGCTCATTTGCCTGTTATGTCTGGTATTATGAATGAAAAGATTGCAACGCTTAAAGCTATGCAGGAGACAATTAAAATAGGTTTAGAAAACGGCACAATGTTACCTGCTGAAGCTAAAAAAATGACTGATTCATTAATCTTAACTTTTAACTTATGAGTACTAAATTAAGTAATAACGAGATTCAAAAGCAACTAAGTAAAGAAGCTATTGAGAAGTTGAAAAAGGATAAACAAAAGCAATTTGATAAAATAGTTAAGAAATGATAAAAGTATTAGAATTTCCAAATAAAGAATTTTCTACTAAAGAAAGTTTGTTCAAGGCTTTGATTGACAATAAAAAAGAGCTTATATCTATAAAAAAATCAGTTACGAAAAATGCTGATGCTGTTTCTTTTGGTTATTTAGATACTTCTGTAAAAATAGATACCACTAAAGAAGATATGCAATCACAATTACAAGACCCTGAAACATTAAATGTAAAAGTAGTTATTAATACAACCAACTTCTTAGATAGTCATGGAGACGTTCACATTAATGGAATTTGGAATAAATCTGTAAAAGACAATGTTACATTTTTGCACCTGCAAGAGCATGAAAGAGATTTTGATAAAGTAATAACAGATACTGCAAAAGGATATGTTCAGTCGTTAACATGGAAAAAGTTAGGGCTACCATACGAAGGTAAAACCGAGGCTTTAATATTTGAAAGTACTATTGAAAAAAAACGCAATGAATTCATGCTTAATCAGTATGCTAATGGGTGGGTAAAAAATCACTCTGTAGGTATGCGTTATGTTCAGTTAGAATTGGCGATAAATACAGAGGCTGAATACGATAAAGACTATAAAGATTTATGGGATGAATTTTACCCAATTATAGCAAATAAAGAAGTAGCTGACGAAAGAGGTTATTTCTGGGTAGTAAAAGAAGCAAAAATTATAGAAGGTAGTGCGGTTGTGATGGGGTCTAACTCAGCAACTCCTACCCTAGAAAATAAAGATTTTGAAGCCGTCTTTGTTGACACTTCAAAGGACGAGCCGGAAAACTCCACTCAAAAAAGCGAACAATTATTAAAAGATTTATTAAACAAATTCTAACGAAATGGAAGAAGTAATAAAAGCATTGGGCGAGAAAATCGACGCAATGAAAAACGATTCTTGCACTAAAGCTGAACTTATTCAGCTTATGAGTGAGGTAACTGCGTTAAAAACGCAAGGTGCTGACGTAACACAGATGAAAGAAGATGTTACGGAATTAGCATTAAAAGTTCTTGATTTGGAGACAAAAGGAGCTAACAGCAATCAAATTCCTGAAAGTATCGGAAGCTTATTGAAAGAAAAAGCCGAAGAACTTAAAGCGATGAAAGAAAAATCAGGTGCAAGTGTGCAAATTACACTTAAGGCAGCTGGCACAATGGCTCTTTCAACAAACACAACAGGGCAGATTCCGCAAGCCGAAAGAGAACAAGGAATTACTCGAATTGTAAGACGTAATCCTTTCATTCTTGAATTGGTAAATGTTGGATCAATCATGTCTAATGTTTGGGAATGGGTAGAGCAAAAAAATCCTGATGGTGGAGCGGCAATGACAGCAGAGGGGGCTTTGAAATCTCAGGCTGATTTTGATTTGGTTGTTGCAAGTGCTAACGTTAAAAAAGTAACTGCTTACATTAAGGTTACTAAAGAAATGTTGGACGATGTTGAATTAATGCGTTCTGAAATTGACCAAGAATTAACTGAATTAATCAACTTAAGAATTGACGATCAGTTATTGAACGGTACAGGGTTAACGGTTAATTTAACTGGTATCAATACAAATGCTACTGCTTGGGCGGCAGGTGCTTTTGCATTGGCTATTCCAACTCCTACTAAATGGGATGTTTTAAGAACAGCAATCAATCAAGTACGTGTAAATCTTTTCGAGCCAAACTACATTGTAATGCATCCAACTGATGTTACTGGAATGGAACTTTCAAAAGATTCAACAGGGCAATACATTATGCCTCCTTTCGCCGCACTTGACGGAACTATTGTTAGCGGTATTCGTGTTGTAGCAAATACAGGAGTTACAATTGATAATTTCTTAGTTGGAGACTTCTCTAAATCAGGAGTAAGATTTAAAGAAGGATTGACTATTAACGTCGGTTACGAAAACGATGATTTTACTAAAAACTTAGTTACTATTCTTGCTGAAGCTAGATTAGTTCAAAGAGTAAAATCAAATCATTACGGAGCTTTCGTAAAAGGAGTGTTCTCAACTGCAATTACTGCGTTAACTAAACCTTAATTTTAAAAGTCATGAAGGTAAAAATCACAAAAGATTGGGCTGGATACTCAAAAGGAGATACAGTAGAGGTTACGGATAAAGACGTAATAAAAAAAGGGTTTAAAATTAAGCTTTTTGAAGGCAAAGAGCCTAAAGAAGGAGACGAAGAACCTAAAGAAGTTGAATAAATAATTTAAAGTCAAGTCCTAATGCAAATAGTAACTAAATCTTACTTTCAGAAAGAAAACTATCTTTTTATACCGTTATCAGTTGCTGATCCTTCTGGATCGGTTACGCCTGATAATGCAACAGATATAGACAATTTGTGTATTCAGATTGAAAGAGATATTTTGCTAAATGCATTAGGATTGACGCTTTATAACGAACTTTATGCACTTGACAACACTACAATTGAATTACCGGTAAATGCACGTTGGAAAAAACTTGTACGGGGAGATGAATACGACGAAAAGATTTGGCTTGGCTTAGATAATGATTACTCATTAATTGCGTATCGTGTATTTGAGCAATTCAATACTGAAACGGCTATTCGTCTATCTGCTACTGGAGCAAAACAAGTACAAGGCGAAAACGCTATACAGCAAACACCAAAATATTTGATTTCAACAACAAACCAACGATTTATTAAACAATACCAAGGAGAGTATCTACACAATCCTATTATTGTAGGTAATTTCGTTGATTGGTTTGGTTGTAGCGAAGAAATTGAAAAAAGTTTGTACGGTTATTTAGTTGACAAAATGGCTGATTTCCCAGAATGGAAGCAGGATAATTTTAAGGTTTACGAAACGCAAAACAGCTTTGGAATATGATTTCGTTTGAGGAAAAAACAAGAGAGTTAGTGAAACTAATGCCGGCATTCGTAGACGGAAATGGTACTTTTCCTATTCGTTATGATTGGGGAACTATTGATGTTTTGAATAAGTTCTTATTATTGAAAGAAAACGTTTCTAAATATCCTTTGATTTGGCTTGTAACAGGGTCAAGAACACAGGATAGAATAAGAAACACAGTATCTAGTAGAGCACGTTTTATTATAGCGACACGATCTAATAAAGTTGATGAATTTAATGAGTTTCAGTATCAAACAGATTATGTAAAAATATTGATTCCGACTTATGAAAACTTTATCAAAACATTAGATAGAAGCTCTATAAGCACAATTATAGGAAACGAACACGAATGCGAAATAGTTCCTAACTTTTCATTCAATAATAGTGACGGTTTACTTACTATTTGGAATGCTTTATCTGTAGATATTGAAGTAAAAATAGAAGGCAATAAATGCATTAACACAATTAAATTTTAGTTATGGCTAAAGAAGAAATAAAAGAAAAAGAAGTGATTGAAATCGTAAAAACAGTCGAAAAAAAAGAATACAAAGTTAAAAAAGAGTTCACTCTTGACAAACTTTATAATCCAGGCAATAAAATCTTGCTGGAAGAAGGCAAATTAAAAGAAAAATTAATCTTTAATAAATTTATATAATGGCATTAGAAGATCAAATTAACAAAGTAGATTGTGGTGCTGCAGGAGTTCTTGGAACAGGAACAGAAGGCTGTCAAATCGATCAGGACAGAGTAGAGGCTTTAGGGCTTTTGCCAAAAGGCTTTAAGTTTACCGAAGAAATTACTCTTGATTATTTAAGAGAATTACAACAAGAAGGTAAATTAATTATGTTGCAAGGAGTAGTTTCATATACTGACGCTACAGCGGACAACAACATAATTACACGAGAAGGCACAGGTATTAAGAAAAAAACAGGTACTAATCCGTATGAAAAAGTAGTTACTTTTGATAATGGGATCAATTTTGCTACGGCTTTAACTTATTTAGATAGTTATAATCAATACGATATAATCGAATTTGATAAAAACAATACTATTTGGATGACCAGAACAAAAGCCAACGAACCAAAAGGGTTTACTTTAGGGATGTTTGATCCGGGGAAATATATGGGAGCAAATGGTGTTGATGCGTCAAGCAAAACAGTTACTTTTCAAAAAATAAGAAGAGACGAGTGGGATAAATATGTTACATTCGTCACAAATGAACAATGGGACGGAAGTTATGATGAACTACAAGGTGTAAACGAGGTTAAAGTAACAGTTGATCCAATATCAGCCGGTACATCAATTGCAGTTAGTGCATTTCTTTTAGACGGCACACATCCAGTTGAAGGATTGCTTTTTGGCAACTTTACAGTAACTAAAAATGGCGTTGCAAGTAATCCAACGGTTGAGGTTTATAGCTCAACCACAAAGAAATATACACTTACAGTTCCTACTTTGGTAGCTACCGACGTGGTTACAGTTTCTTTAAATGGTATTATTTTGACCACATTGGGTACTCTTTACAAATCAAACACAGCAAAAGCAGTTGTAATATAATTTTGGGGGATTGGTTATTTTAAAACCCGTTGCAATTTGTGACGGGTTTTTTTTGTAAATTTGAATCATGGCAACTATTCAGGACAAAATAAAAGCTTGTGATTATGTGATAGCAAATATGCTATCGGAGCAGGCACGTATTATTCGCAGGAATGAAAACAAAATTATTGCTTTAAATACGGGGCAATTTGAAAATGGAATAGGGAGTGATGATAAAAGGCTTATTAATTCAGATAAAAGATATTCCGGAAGATATACTTATTTTACTCAACAAGTAGCCTTGTACGAAAATCCTATAGCCCCTAAAGTAGAAGGTAGTTTATATAATTTTGCATGGAATGGAGATTTTTTAAGAGGAATGTATGTTTATATCGAACCTAATAACGAAACCATATTTTTAGACAGTACAGGTACCGGATCAGGATCTAAAGCAAAATTCTTCTCAGGATATAATAATCTTTTTGGATTAAATAAAAGAAGCGAAGAAATAGTAAATTACGACATAATTTTACCTGAATTACTTCAATGGATAAAAAAATATATATGAAAAAAGTAAAATCACTGCCAAATCACTACGCAACAATCGACCACTTAACGTTATACAGATGGGATAAATACACGCAAACAAAAGATAATAACTGGTTTTTAGTAGATTATGATGGTAGGCAACCTAAAATTGAACACGCTGAATTAAATACCGTTGAAGAATCATTACAAGATCAATATTTTAAAGCTGTTGATGATAGATCTTTTTCATTAAAACTACAGAAGTGGGCAAAAATTGGTTGGCTACAAAGAAAATATAATACAGTAGATACTTTGCTTTGGGTTATGTGGCAAGGATTCGGAAATGATAAAACAGAAATGGAACAGCGTTATTTAATAATTCAGCAATTAAAGTCGTGGGGGTTTAGATTCCCGGAACTGAATAGCGTGGTGGCAGATAGGGATTTAATTATTCAATTTAGATCCGTTTTAGAGGGGATAAAAACCCAAATAGGAATGCTTTCAAATGAACTTAAAGAAGATGGAATAAAAGAGCGATCAAATTTATATAAACAAATCTCAATTGCTAAAATGGCACTCCCTGGATATGAAATAAACCCACGTATAATGGTTGTAGCCGAATGGATTGAGGTTTGCAAATTGGTACAAGAAAAAGCTAAACAAAATTAGATTATGGCTGATGAAATTACAATAGGAACAAAAGCGATTAAAGAAGTACAGGATTTACGCGCTGAATTGATTAAGCTTTCTAAGGATGCTTTGAATGCAGGAAAAACTTTATCTAACATTTCAACTCCTGGAATGCTGAATAAATCAGGATCTGATAATGCAAATGCAAGCGCACAACTTGATACTTTCAAAACTAAATATGTTGCCCTTAGCGAAACCATTCAAAAAGGTGCGGAAAAATCACGTTTAGCAGAAATTCGTTTACAGCAACAAAGGGAAAGAGCATTTGATTCTTTTGAACGTAACGCTAAAAAAGAACAGGCAACACTTGAAAAAACAAATAGTGTTTATAATAGAACTCAAACCCAAATAAACAATCTTACAAAAGCCTATAATGATTTAGCGATCAAAAAAGAACGTTACAACAATTTATCAGCATACGAAGAAAGTCGTTTAAAAACACTTCAAGCTGTTACAGAAAAATACAATGGTGTATTAAAAAATACGGATGCGCAAATAGGCAAATATGGTCGTAATGTAGGAAATTATTCGAGCCAATGGAACGGGTTAGGTAACGCTGTTAATCAATTAACCCGGGAAGCTCCAGCATTTGCGAATAGTTTAAATACTGGATTCATGGCTCTATCAAATAACATTCCGATTTTATTTGATGAATTAACTAAATTAAGACAGGCAAATGTTGAGCTTGCAAAAAGCGGACAGCCTACAAAATCAATTTTTGGACAATTAACGGGCGCTTTATTTTCATGGGGCACAGCTCTGTCGTTAGGAGTTACTTTACTTACTTTATATGGGGGAACTTTAATAGATTCCATAACTGGATCTAAAAAGAAAAAAGAAGCTTTAGAGGCTGAGAAAAAGGCATTAGAAGAAAAAACAAAAGCTGAACAAGATGCAAGAGATGCAATTGCAAATGTTCAAGCAATTGAAGTTTCAAGAAGTAAAATTTTGTTTGAAACGGCTAAGAATTTAACACTATCTTATAAGCAGAGATCGGAAGCAGTGAAAGAACTTCAGCAAAGATACCCTGATTATTTAGGACATTTAAGTAAAGAGGAGATTCTGGCAGGAGATACGGCAAAGGCTGAGGAAGAACTTAATTCCGCATTAATTAACAGAGGTAAGGCATTGGCTGCCCAAAAGTTTTTACAAACAAATTTAGAAAAACAACTTTCTTTAGAAATAGAGCTTGCTAAACTTAATGAAAAAAAGTTTAAATATGACGCAGAATCAAGTAAAAACGCTTCAAAAATAGTTAACGGAATACAACAAATAAACATTTCAACAAATAAACAAAAGCAGATAGCTGATCAGAAATTTACATCTGAAAGAAACGCAAATAACGAAAGTATTGTTGCATTAAATGAAAAACTTAGGCTTTTAAGAAATGAACAAGATGCTTTTTTAGGTGTTTACAATGAAAATGCAAAATATTTAGACACCGTAAAAGAGACAACAAAAGAGAAAAACGAACAGGCAAAAACAAGTAAAATAGAATCTGTAAACCAGTTAGAACTAAACAGAGTTCAAGACGGGGCATTGTTTAGATTAAAACAATTAAAAACAGCTTTAGAAATAACGAGAGACGAAACAGGTAAAAACGCAAGTGAGTTCGAGGCTTATAATAAATCAATAGAAGATGTTAACAAGGCTATTGACGTGCTAACTAAACCTATTAGCGTTGATGTGAAAATATACGGAATACCGGAATCTAAAAAAGAAATCAAAGAACTTAGCCAGTACATGCAAAGTTTTTTAGATGATTTTTCATCATCAGCAGGTTTTTCGTCTACTTTTGAAATACTTCAAGGTAAGGTAAAAGATTTTGGTAAAGATTTTAAAACCACTTTTAATGGTATTGCAGAGATCGTTCAAGAAACATTTAATTTCATAAATCAAAATTCTGAAGCTAATTTTACAGCTGAAAAAACAAGGCTTGAAAATCAATATGATGTGGCTTTGAAATACGCTGGAGATAATAAGGCGGCGCAGGAAAAATTAGCTGCTGATTTAGAGAAAAGCAAAAAAGATATAGCCTACAGAGAGGCTAAAGCAAAACAAAAACAAGCTATTTTTAATATCGCTATTGATACAGCACAGGGTATTGTTTCTGCTTTAGCTTCTACACCTCCAAATATTATATTATCTGCCATAATAGCAGGGATAGGAGCTGCGCAAATAGCTATGGTATCTTCGCAAGAAATCCCGCAATATTGGATGGGAGGAACGCACTACGGAGGTTTAATGATGGTTAATGATGGTAAGGGCTCGAATTATCGTGAAACAATCGTAACTCCAGATGGCAAAATAATGAAGCCACAAGGCAGAAATGTTGTTATGGATGCGCCGGCAGGAACTGAAATTTTCACGCACGACCAATGGCAAAACACATTAACAGATATGCTAAAAGGCAAAGGAATTGATAGATACGTTCCACAGCAAAATTATTCTGGCATAAGCAAATCAGATATGAAAGATGTTTTAATGGAAACTATAGGTGGCCAATCGCAAAGCTTGATTAATTTTGACGAAAACGGCATTACTCAGTCTTTCATAAATAAAGGGAACAAAACTACAGCTTACACAAAAAGAGGTAATTCAACTAAATTAAGATTCTAACAATGGCAGGAGAAAAGTTTTATTTAATATTTAGCGAACAGCCAAACAAAAGGATTCAGATTAATGAACCTGTTGGATATTCTGAGGTTGATTTTAACCTTGACCAGCGTGAAAATAAAATGGGTCGTGACGTATCATTATCAGGCGGTACGATTAACTTTAAATTTACTTTATACAGACACGGCAAAGAATTTGAAAATATTCTCTACTACGCACATAGATACGGATTTGAAGCAAAAGTAAAGCTGATAATAGTTTTATCTGATAGCACGGAATATATCGGAGAATTAGACTTTTTGACTGCAGAATCAAACGACTTTAATTATTTTCAATGTCCAGTTATCGTACAAAGTGAAACACAGGTTTTTAGAAGGAGAAGTGAAACAAAAGTTGATTTATTTTCAAGTGTTGACACTAACGGTGAGTTTATACAGCCATTAGTCCCGGTAAATATGCTTTTACAAGCAAAACCAAGCATACAGACAAGCCGATGGGAGCAAGTAACTTCATCCGGTGATAATATTTTAATTATCGTTCCGAACTATTTCAGTTTAACACAATCTTTAATGGAGAGTGGAATAGAAGATAGTTACGTGCCTTTTAAGTTAAGAAGCACTAATCGTGTTGATATGCAAATTTTAGAAGCTAAAAGCATGTTAAAAAACGTAACAATAAGTATAAAAGATTTAGATATTCAACTTAGAACAGCGTCGAGTGGAAATATTAGCGCATCGATACGTTATATTAAAACAATAGAGAATGTAGATAATAGCAACCCTATATCTTTAGCCATATACTCTGCAACAGGAGATAATATAGATATAACGCAAGATTTCTTGGTAAATATTGGCGATATGCAAAGGGGAGAAAAATTATTTCTATACCTACAAGCTAGTACAAACGGGAACAGTATCGCAACGATAAACAAAGCGAATATAACCATAACTTCTCAATCAACAGCCTACAACTCAATTGTGCCGTGTTTTCATGTTATAGATGCTTTAAATCAAATATCAAAATCAATATCCGGTTTAGATGTTTATGCACCAAGATATGAGCAAGGCGGGGATTTGTACGGAACGGTAATAACGAACGGGAATCTATTAAGAAACGTTTTAGATAAGCCTTTTTATGTGAGTTGGGACGATATTTTTGACAAGTCTATCGCTCCAGAAGTAAAAGCAGATTCTGAAATTCAAATCGATAAACGTGTTTTTATTGGAATTGAAAAAGATTTTTATACAAATGTAGAGTGTGGCGTATTTCCAAATACTCAGTTTTCTGGAATGCTTAGAAAACCTAATTTGCTTTATTGTTTGAATAATTTTAATTTTAAGTATGAAAATTTTCAATCTTTAAAAGAAAACACAGAACCTAATTCAGATAGTACAATTCATGGTCAAAGTATTTTTACTCCTTACAATCAAAAGGTTGAAAGTTCATTGGAATTATCTATTAAATGGATTCGTGACAGTATATTGCTTGATGTACAGCAAAGATTATCAACCGTTGTAAGCAAAGACACAGCTACTCAGGATGATGATAAGATTTTCGCTATAGACACTATCGAAACAGAAAACGACGAAAAGTTTACTGAAAGCACAAATTTACAGCATACATACGCAAATTCTGTTTTATCATTAAGAAACAATGGAGAGGTTAATTTTAATGTTTTAGGAATTAAGGCGGGAACAGTTTTTAATGTTAATTATCCTGATTCAAACAATGGTGACTATACTGTTTTGACGGCAAACAACACTGAATTACAGTTACAAAGAATATCCGGTGGGTCTATTTCTGCATCAAATGACGGGGTAAGATTAACGAAATATACCTACGAAATTAAAAAAGAAACAATTCCGTTAACCAACCGAACAAATCAGGGTTTTGATGTGGTTTTAAATCTTATTTCGCCTGATAAATACAGTAACCTGCGTTACTCAGTAGAAAGAAATATTCGTAATTTTTACAACAATTACCTTGCATCCGTAAATTTATATTGGAAAAAGCACTTAAAAACACTTTTTACAAAAATAACGGAGCGTGCGAAACTTTGTACAACGGATTACGGGTTATTGAAAAAGAAGATTGGATTCCTACAAATCCGATTGTCACGCCATACATGTATGAAAAAGTTATTTTTGCAAACGTAGATTTCAGTAAATTCATTGCACTTCAGAATCAAATACGTACACGAAGGGGATTTATTCGCACGATTGATAACAATAAGCGAGTATTGAAATTGTACCCTATAAAAATGAGCTACGAAAATAAAACACGACAATTAACCATTTCAGGACAAGAAAAATACGAACCGGTTTATATGACAATAACGAAAGAAAATAATATCATAACTATAAACGAAGAAACAAAAGTCAGAAGTTTAGTTTATGATCCGGTTGCACTTGAAAGAGACAATCAAGTAGTTTTATTTGATTCCAGCAGACAAAAGCTTTATAACGGTGTTTACTTCGATAAAGTTAGTGTAAATGGGGCAATTCCAGAAACAAAAGAAATATTGAAAAACTGGTTGGACTTATTGAATTAATTGTTATATTTGTTATCAGATAATAACTGAGTTGACGTATGAAGATGTACGTTTCCATGAAATAATAACTAAAGCACCTTTTAATCGAGGTGCTTTTTTAATTTTAATAACCTAAAATAAACTAAATTATGAAACCAACACTAAACAAAGAAATAGAAATGAGTAGCAAAGGAATTGATTATGTTGATTCGCTTGTGCCGAAAACACCTACCAGAAACACTAACATAACACAAAAGGATATTGATGTTTGGAGTAGAAAAAAAACCAAACCAAACTACCTCGCAATTATAGTTTTTGCTTTCGGAGCATTGGCAACTGTTTTATGGACTTTGTGGATTTTTAACTTAATAAAAAACTAAATTATGAAAAACCCAATTTTAAAAACATCTAATGAAGTTGCAAGTTTGCCTAATGACTTAATGAATTTTACTTTAAGAGATTATTTCGCAGGACAAGTTTTACAAGGTTTAATTTCAATGGAAGATTCACATACATACGATTTAGCTACATCCGCTAAATATTGTTATAAAATGGCTGATGCAATGCTTAAAGAAAGATCGGGTGGTACTGATTTAATCGAACAACAAAAACAAGCTAAAGAACAGTAGTATGAGTGTAACAAAAAAAATATTTAAACAACTTATAGTTGGAAAAATAATAGATCATATTCCGTTAGAAGAGTTATTTGATAAAAAGCATGAACCGGAAGTAAAAAAGGCTATGCAAATAGCACTTTAAATAGTTGCTTTTGCGGAAGAGCATAAATTATTCAGAAGCGACTTAAACTAAATTACAAATCCTATACAACCCGTATAGGATTTTTTGTTTATATTTGCTATGAATATCGTACTCATATTAATAGAGAGTGTAGCTAGTTCGGTTTGCAACCACGAATTTACATAGTGTGTGAGTAGAAGTTTAGCGCGCTCATAAGTTCTAGGCGATATTTTTTTTAACCAACGTTGTGAAACAGGGGTAAATATATGGTAAATCCAGTAGTAAACATTTTTCGTACATTGTCAGAGGCGATGTATTTTAAGAATTCCCAGATAAACACCCAATTTATCTTCTCGGGAGTTCAACTTATTCCAAATAATTCACAAAAATATATCCAAGTCACAAACACACCGAACGGTATTAATTTAGAGGATTGGACTGTTAAAGTAATGTCGGTTTGTTTTGATGAAGAATTAGGCGATATTACTGATAATTTCATGGTCGAATCATTGACAAATTCAGACAATGGAAATCCGCAATTTATTTGGTCGCTCACAGATATTACTCAGGATTTTGGATGGGAGTTAATTTACTTAAAAATAACTCAGGCAGTTGGTGAGACTTTTTACAGCCAACCCTTCAAAATAACCGCTATAGATTCAGAAAAAACAGCACAATTTAATTATAAGTTCCGAAGAAATTTTCTGTGTCTATTAATTCCTCGTACCTGTCAACTCCTCCTGAACCACCTGATCCATTAATCCAATCGAAAAAACCAACATTATCAAGTTCATTAAACAAATCGTCAACACTTGTAGGAACTATTGAAGAAGCACCATCAATAATTGTGATATTACTATATATAACGTCTTGTTCTTTGATTAAATTAGCTCCGTTGGCTGTTTTAAAATGTGCTAAATTACCAACAGTTAATAAATCATTTCGGATATTTTTTATTGCATTGGCTGAATCGCCATTTAGCACTAACGTAAAATAGCCATCTGTTTCTTTCGTTATAGTGAGTAAATTCGCCATTTTATAACTTCATCAAAATTAATGTGACAATATATGGTTGCATGTTATTATGAGCCTGCCCACCTCCTGTTGCTGTTATATTCTTTGCCCCGTTTGATTGAGTTGCTGCCGTAATTATATAAGTGCCTGGATCGCCATTATCTGCGCTTGAACCTGTAAACGGCACGTTTAAAGACGGAATTTCATTAGTAGTAAGCACATGGCTTGCCTCTCCACCGGTCGCGCCTAAAGTTGGATATGTCGTACTGTACTGCATAGGTACTCTACCTCTCCAATCTCGTGTACCGTTGTTTCCGTTGCAAATAGCGTAACCTAATTCTAAATTAGTTCCTAATCCTGTCGGGTCGA